GTTACGTCAGTTGAGCCTTTTTTATAAATTAGTTTCATGCTTTATCCTCTGCAACCACCATCCATTCCTGGATGCGTAAGAAGTCCTCCTCCACCCGCTCCTGCTGCATCGTCAAAAGCATCGACGATTAAAGCTACTTCTACTCTTCTCAAAGTATTCTCTGTCCATGCTCCTGAATCTGTTCGAGAGGTTTGATAGCATTTTTGCCCTAAAGCGTATGAATCCATCTGGGCAGCAAGATTGACGGCAAAGTAATTTAAACCTATACTTGTAGTTCCATTAGGAACCACCGTCATTCTATACCAAGTATCCTTTAATAAATTAACTGAAGCGCTAAAATAAGCCCAAAATAAACCAGGGGCTGTTGCAACTCTTTGGGCAGGGAGTAATTGTTTTGAAGCTAAGACAGTAGTTCCGTCTGAATCATACAAGGTGAACGTAGAAGATTGTTCAAGGTCAACAAAAGCAGCTATACCCGCTGCCCTACAAGGAAAAGGAATTTGAAAATAGTTTCCATATTCATCTGGAGTCGATCCTGAATTGTAAGAGTAAAAAGATAGAGCAGACATTGGATGAGTAAAACCAGGGGCATAAGAGCCATCAGAATATTCGAGAGCTACATTGATTAAATTGCCACTTTTAGCCCACGCAGTTGTATATAAATCTGTATAGCAATTATATAATTGGTAAGTTGCAAGCCCCATCGCACCTGCTGCAATATTTAAGTTCCCTGCTACCCAGGAGTTAAATTCAATAACGATAGCTATTGGATCATTTTTTGTAACTGAGGCTCCAGCAACAAGGGTAACAAGAAACCATGTATTATCATCAGTATCTGCAACAACCTGTGTCTGGTAAGCACTCCCACTCGCAAGTATTGTTCCATCAGGATCGCCTGAAGCATTAACACCCTGAAGAGATACCTTTAAAGTGTCGCCTGTAGTAACCACTCCAGTCCTAAATCCAACCTTTGAAATTGTTCCTGTCTTGGGGACGTAGGTTATGAATGCCGCTTTCTCAGCAGCAGCATCTATAAGCAGGGAGTTATAATAATAACCATGGCAATAATCTACCAAACCAGGAATCAGTATAGGCGGATTAATTACTTGAAGAGTCATACTTTAAATACCGTTCCTTCAATCAAAGTTTTTAAATCCGAAAGTGAAGCTGTTGGATTTTCGACAATTATCTTTCTTACCTGCCCAAATAATAACTGTTCCACTTCATCAAAAGAATCAGGAACCAAGATTTTCCTTAGTTCCTGAATCACTGTAACTTTAGTCATGGTTTTTGCGCCAGACGTATAGGTCAATATCACATGAGAACAAGGAAGTTTATTAATCTTTACCGTTACATCCATAGCTATTTCCCTACCGCCCAAAAGGCCAGATACACGGCCATCTTACGGGCTTATTATCCGCAGAGTCGTAGGTGCATTTGGAGCCACCGCCGAAGCAGGTTTTACGAAGGTAAAATTTACAGCTGAACTGCAAGCCCTCCCCCATACATCGTAGTCCTTGCAAGCCTTGACAGATACAGTATGACTGCTAACAGATACACCGCCTATGTCATACTTAAGTGCTTTGCCACCAGTTACATCTACTGCTGGAGAAATGATAACTGAACCGCCGTCAATCACTAGCTCGAAGTCGGTTGGTTGAACATCGGTTGACGAATACGGATCACAGACAAGATACGGAGCAGCAAGTACTACACTTGGAAACAGTATTGTCAGTATTATTAACAGTAGCTTCATTGTCCTCCCTCCTTGGGTAATGGACTTTGTTTTAAGTAATTGGACACACCGACAAGTGCTCCTATGGCAATTACCAAAAGCACATTACGCCAGTTTTTCAGTTTCTCTATGTCCAGTAAGTTACTAAAGTAAAGAAGTAATACTGTAGCTATACCAGATATTGCTCCAGACAGTACGCCTTTTAACCAAATAATCATACTATTATACCTCCTTAAGAATATTTTCCTGCCTGTATAGAAAATGCCCTGTATACATCATCGGGTGTAGTGTAAGGCAAGGCAATATATTTCTTGCTTTCTAAGTCCTCTGGGTCAGCCCAAGAAGTACTAAGCAACTGCTGATGGTCTGGCCACAACATAATTGTCGGAAGTTCCATTACGGTTCTGATAATGCCAAGGCCAGAAGAGAAGCCGATATAGAACTTGCAGAGCTTATGGACTGCGCAGGCTTCCGGGAAAGTTGTCTTGCCAACGATGTTCAGAACGTCATCGGGGGACACGGGAAGATGGAATTCAAGCTCATCCGTCAGGTCATCCCATTTGCCTCCCATAAGGCAAATATGGTAGCCATCGGCAATGAGCTTTAGGCAAAGATCGGCCCAGGAATCCAACTCCCAGGTATTCCAGGCCTTGGCACCCCGGTAGGATGCCGCGCTAATTCCAACCCAGCGAGGATATTCTTCCAGGGGCTGAAAGTATTTCTTATACAACCTGGATGATTTTAGGTCTGGAATATCCAATGGATAATGATAGTTGGTTGGAAGATCGGGAAGATACTCATGAAGAGGCCTGGTTTCAAGATGTATATTTGGCTGAATGTAGTAACAGCCATATCCTCTTGAAACAAGCTCTTTCCATGTTCTGTATGGGTTAACCTTCTCAAAAGCGACAATATCATCAAATCCAAACTGACCATACGTTGACTTCTTCCCAAGCATCTCGAAATACGGATGGGTTCTAAATGGCCATCCACTTGCTACTTCAATCTCTACTCTTGGCCATTCGGGGGCATTAATCAATTTTGAGACGGCCCACGAGCAGTCTCCAATTCCCGATGGAAGACAAATCTTAACTGTCTCTTGACTGCTCATTATAAAATCCCCCTCGTGTTATATAATAAGGAATCATAAAGATGATCTTTGACTGCATGAAACCAACCATCCATGTCTGAAACACCGTTGCGTAAACAGGACTGAGCCAACTTGTCGCCATGAGGCATCTTGGCACAAGTCGAGAATATCCTGAGAAGCATATTCGTCATAGCTATCCTGCCAGGATAAAAGTTCAACTTGGAATCGGAAAAGAACGTCCCGGTCAAGTCATCATTCGTCCCGTTGTACAAGCCTCGATCCTTGCACCAGTCGCCCAACGTAGTCCCCAGGTATGGAGTAAACATGGAAACCCAAGCAATATCCGGCTGGATACGGATATTCATACGTAACAGCTCAAGTTCATCATCAATGGTAGTCCCAGGCAGTCCGAGCATTTGTTCCGTCCTCAGCCGGAATCCCGCTTCTTTTATCTTCCGACAAGCATCCAGGATTTGATCGTTTGACATCTTGCGATTTAAGTAACGTCTCCTAACCTTCTCAGAAGCGCTCTCAATCGCCATTGTCACGCCATGGCATCCGGCTGTCTTTAATAACTCAATTCTATCGTCATTTATAACCTCGGGACGCAGTTGGCAATGGAATGGGACGCCGACTTTGTCCCTGTACTTTGCGGCGAAATCACTCAACCAATCCGGGGAAATGCCGAAACAATCGTCCTGGAAGAAGATCAAATCCAAAGGATATTTCTTCAGGCCCAGGCATTCCTCGATTACCAAGTCAACGGATCGCTGGCGAACCTTGAAATTATCGCCGTACAATTTACGATAAGAATCGTTGTAACAATAACAGCAATTACCTGGACAGCCAAAAGACGTCATCACGCTTTTGATTCTGTTGTCTCTAAACCTGTAATCTTCGTAAAGCGTGTCCCGGCAGGGCATGGGAATATCATCGGGATGAACTAATTTGGGATTAAATACGATCCCGGGATTTGCATTCCCATTGCAGATGTCCTTGATAGCCTGTATCCCTTCTCCTTTTACTACGTAATGGGCATGCAAGATGCAGTCATCGGCGAAAAACGTGGCATGGGGGCCGCCGATTATGGTCTTTGCTATGGTCTTTGATCCATTGTTAACTATATTGGCTTTCTCGAATATCTCCTTATGAAAGCCGGTATAGGCGGCAAAGCCGACATAATCCGGCTTACCGTAATAAACCAACTTGGAGAAATCGATCTTGTAGTCGTCTTCCAGAAGATGAATATTCACCTCGTGGTTGTCTTCTTTTAACGCTCCCGCAAGATACATCAATCCCAGAGGTTCGATAGCGCTATACTTGCCGGTTAGTAACACCTTTGCCAAGATCAACCTCACTTCTTCTTCAGTAGCAAATTTCCAGTCCAGGTATCCTCGAAGTAAGACCAGTCGTAATCTGCATCGCTATCGTTCAAGTAAGCGAAAGTCGCTGCCATAACAGCCCGATCCCGGCAGTCGTCAACCAATACCCAGGGAGCCTGGGACTTGATAGCCAGCCTGACATCGTTGTAGGCGCCACCAAAGCTATGATCCCCGTCAACATGGATTAAGTCTCCTTGGGGAAGGCTGCTCATCTTCTTCGTATCCTCGATGATGAATTTATAACTAAATCCCAGTTTCTCCATCCAATCTTTGACAAAACCGGTAAAATCCCAACCATCAATCCTGCATTTGGAATTGTTATCTATGCCGATATACATAGCTCCGGGAACGGCATGCATAAAGGCAAGGGCGCCAGTACCGGCGCCGATGCCTATCTCAACAATAACTTTTGGTTGAAGAATACTTGCCACGGCATGCTTGAAGCAGGCATAACCCCGCCTGTATTCCTCGGTCAAGAGATACTTGTATTCTCTATCCCTCTCCGGAAGGAATGGCATGTGGTTATATTTCAGAAAGGGATAGAGGTTCTGTATCTTCTTGGAGACAATAACAATGTCATCCCCAAAAACACAACCGTTGACAGATGGCTTTCGACCCATCAAGTCAGTCATGGGAACCTTATACGGCGCTGCCAGCCGTATCCTGGGTTGACGTAGTAGGCGCCGTTGTCCCATACCTGAGAACACCGGAGCTGTTTGGCCAATAATAGTAACTAACCCCGCTAACATCCATAACCAAGACCGGAAACGAGGTAGTTCCTCCCTCGCCTACAAAGTCCACGCCAAAGACAGGATTACCGGCAGCATCCTTAATCAGGAACTTGTTTCCTGAACCTTCCGCTGTGTACTGGGCCATAGATAACCTCCTTACTACTCCCTGGCATAGCCCAAACGGCATACGCCAGGGATCAAGTGCTAAGAATCTCCTTATGTGTTGCCGAGATCGAAACCTCTAAAATCATCGAAACCCACCACCATCCTCTGCGTCACCTTAAACAGCGCATTGCCGGTAGCATGGTCATCGCTGGAATCGAATCTTGGTTTCCGTCTCCAAAAGAACTTCAGATTGTGCTTGTCGGCCAGTACAGCCCAGAATGTCGTGCTGGAGAGATAATGGCAGACGAAGTAGCTGAGTCCTTCTGAGGCAAGAGCGTTGACCTCGTTTGTTGTGCTGAAGGGTTTGTACTCGCTCTTCAGGATTTCATGAGCGATGAACCGGAGATCGGGGGGAATGACCAGAAGCTTGGCCCGAAGGCCGGCAATCACTCCATCCTGATCGGGACATTTCTCAACGCGCAGAACTGCGGCCTGAAGAGTGGTAATGCCAAGAGAGCCGAGGGTGCTTGGACGGTTGGCATAGGTTCCACCGGTAAACAACACCGTATGCGCCGTGCTGGCAAGAGCCAAGCTATCGAAGCCGGTGTAGTAAGTCGTGCTGGTGGCGTTGTTTAGCACGCTTGCCGCCTGGACTTCAATAGTATTGGCAGACGCCTTGCTAAGCGCCTTGGTAGCATTCACGCCGATAGTCTTGTACAGATCGTCGTCATACGCTTCCTCCGTGATGGCAAACCCCCGTCCCCATTTCTTATGGGTAAACGTCTTGGTATTGCCCCCAACGGGATCGACGTATATGATCTGCTCTCCCTCGCCGACTTCCGGAATACTCCCGCCCAGCATCGTCATTTCGTAGGTCTTCTCGTAGCTCTGACCGGAATTCTCGACGTTGAAAATCTTGTCGTATTCCGTCTGGGTGAGGATTCCCTTGTATTCGTTGAAAAACACCTTGTTCAGCCCCGGATACAATAAGGCTGAAAGGTTTGATGTTCTTGTAGTAGGCATAGTTCAATTCCTCCTTATCAACCACCAGAAGTGGAAGCCAACTGGCGGTAAGTTCCAATAACCCGAAACAGTAGACGGCCACCGGTGTCGCCAACGAGATCACTTCCGCTAATACCGATGCAGATCAACCTAGGGCTGGTTGAATTATACGCCGCATGGACTTGGTTATCGGTAGTATCCCGATAGAGTCCAAAGGTCTTGCCGACATCGGTTACCGCAGTAGCTACCGCAGCATCGGAAGTATCTACCTTGTTTATCTCCAAGATGGTGTTATCGCTGAAGATAGAAACACCAACCTTGTAAGCACCGGCAGTTGAATTGTGGGCGTCATCCTCGGCCATCCCCAGAATTGCGGTAGGGTTATCACTGCACTCCGTTACGTACCCGCCAGACAAATAAACAAATTCGCCCTTGACGAACGTCTGGCTTGCGGCTTCAGGGTAATCGATTACCATCGGCTCGTTGCCCGACTCCGTCTTGGCCAAAACGGCTCTTGTCAACGTTATAGTTGCCATGTTTTAACCTCCTGTCTTGATCTGATTCTTAATCTGATTTATAAATTTTGACTCCGGTCTTCCTTGCGGCCTCGCGGAGTCCTTCTTCGACTTTCCGTAATCTTCGCATTTCCATGTCGGCGATTTCCGCACGTTCTTTCTCCCCAACTGCCTTTGAACGCTGCATGAGAATGGCGTCCCCTACCTGGTAAGTACCGTCAGGACGCTTACCCAGGGCCTTGATCTTGGGATCGTTACACGTCTCGAACTTCCTGTGTAGCGTCTCCCACTCAACTCCTCCAGAAGCGGAAGAGCTGGTATTCCTGGCCCAGTAATACTCCATCTCCGCATTCCCCTCAACCGCAAACATATCGATATGGGAATGGTCTATTGCGGCATTCTTAGCTTCTTTGGGAGTAGGATTGACGGATTCAATCCTGTGTTTTTCCTCTGCCATAAATCCTCCTTTGCTTCAGGATCAGCCTAGAAGACATTCCGGGCCTTATGCTACTCCTTACTAAAGACATCCTTACTGCCTTTCCAGTTAAACCATTCCTCTTCGGTCATCCCGAACTTGGCGGCTACATTATGCTCCTCGTCAGTAAGGACAGGTTTAGCAGAAGGCACCTTGGGAGCAGAGCCGACTTCAGTCAGCATTCCTGATTTGGCCTTAGTTTCCTTGATCTGCTTTCTGTACTTCTGTCCCAGAACAAGGTTATAAGCAAGATCCCACGCCTGAGGATTAGCTTTAAGTTCAGAAGGGACGCTCTTCATGACATTGTCTATTTCCTTCTCGTGCTCGTCGAAATCCTCCAATCTCTTCCGAGCAAACTCCTTTTGGGTTTGTTCCTGGGATTGATAGAACTGAGTAACGAGAGGTTTCAATCTCTCCTGAAAAAGCTTGTTCTGGAAATTGATGGGGTCGGAAAAGAACTCCTTCTCCATCTGGGCTCTGCGTTCTTCCTCAGACAACTGATCTACAGTTTTAGCAGAAACCGCCTGCTGTTTGGCGGCTCTCTCTTGCTCAAGCTGTGACTTGAGTTTCTCAACTTCTAAGTTGGTCTCAAGAAGCTTGTCAACAACTTCCTTGGCCGGCTTGCCCCGAAACGATTCGGGGATACTGTCGCCATCCAGGATGACCTCTTTAGGTTGCTGATCTACAGCTTTCTCCTGGTCATCTTTCTTCTGATCCTCCGGAGTTTCTACTCCTTGGATTTTTACTGCTGGCATATCTAATCCTCCTTTTATCTTCGAGGAATCTCTAATTCCTCTAAATCTCCAAATATCAATGGGATAATGGAGTAATTGATGACTTCGTAAACTTTACGAGCGGCAACAAAGGATTCCCAATCTTTGGCTGACATAGCTATACTACGCCACTCGTCAGACATCTCGTGGAGAAGCGAAAGGTAAATCTTATAGCCTGGGTGGAGGCGGAGGTCCTGAAGGTCCTCCAACTCCTGCGGGTCCAGGGAGCGGTGGCCCTCCCCTTCCTCCCGGCCTGCCAGCAGGCTCTTGTCTTCCAGGCTCTTGTCTTCTGCCGCCATGTTTCATGGCCTCCTTTAACATTTCCGTCATTTGTTGTTGCTGCGCTCTTGCCGGAGCTTGCGCTTCGGCCTGACTGATAAGGGACTGAATATCCTCGGGCTGTAGGATTACTCTTTCCTTGTCGAGGATGCCCCAGCGGTCTATGATTCGATCCATAATAAAGGTTCCTGAAGTAACCATCTTGCCGACTAAATCCCTGAGTTCCTTGGGCGCTTGGGGAGAGACGATTAGCTGGGCAGCCTCAAAGATACGGTTATAATACCCCATGATCATGTTAAGAAGCTGAACCCAGGACTCTCTTTCCAGCATCTGGTTGGTGTAGATGCTGGATGCCGTAAGCTCGAATAGTAGGCACCGGCGAGTGTCTTCCGGAGCGGCATTCCATGTTTCTTGAACCAGCTCGCCATCTTTATCAAGCAAGCTGAAAACCAGGCCGGATGGTTTGAACTGGGAGTACAGGCTATAGACTTGGTAAGCGATGTCAGACATATCCTGCCTGAGATTCTTCAAGAGGAAGTCAAAGAGCCTGGAGCCTTCCTGGATCAGGGCCAAGGTAGAAGTGGCCGTAGCTCCGCTCTTGACAACTGAAGACTCCTTGCCGAGGGAATAATCGCTGATTCCCGTTTCTCTTTCACAGACGTCGCGGAGAAAGTTGATGATCAGGTTGGCTGATGGATAGATGTCACCAAGTTGGAATGAGCCAAGATCGCCGGGATTTGTTATTTTAAAAGCCTTGCCGGGATATATCTTCAGGGGAGGTTTTACTCCAGAGCCCGCGGTATAGGTTATGCATCTCGTATTGGCTATTGTCGCGTTATCAATAGCCTGGTTAGCCTGGGTTGTGATGGCTTCCTGAAGTCTTTCCAGCTTCTGCCCGAAGCCGATACCGTAGATGCTGTGTGGCCTGGGGAAGCATTGGGTTGCAATGAATGGGCGTAAACGATGATTAAGCGGATTGAGGACGGCGCGAAGAATGGTATTGGAATCGAAGTTGATCGTGAAGACACACTTTTCTTCTATGCCGTCGTCATCGTAGTCGTAATCCGCCCATATTTCAAAGATTTCATACTCCTCCGCGGTCTGGGAATGCTCAAGGTAGCGAGTTCGTTCGATTTCCGTCTGGATGGAATCGGCATGGATTTTAAAAGCCTTTTCTACCTTGTCGGCATTCATGTAGAATCCCAGCCGTTCACGCTCCTTGATCTGGGGGTAACGGAGCCGGAACCGGTGGGCAATCCAGGGAGCGGATTGAATATCGGTGGCGTATTGGATGGGAACGATAAAATCGTAGATTGAAACAGGGATAAACCTGGGGCCGTCTGCCGAGTTAACCATTGACTTGGTAATATCGCCGGAATCGTTGTATTTCTTATCTTCTTTTACTTCTAAGAGCCAGGGAATCTTGGCGATGCCGGTGCCGTAGAGGGCCATGTCGTAGAAATAGTTAACGATGTTCTTGACCAGCTTCATTTCAAAACGCTGGGCGTATTCGAGAAGGCGTTGGGTAGGGACGGCGTGGTCAGTCCACTTCTTGCTCAGGGCGGTAACCGTCCAGAAGGGGCGGTACTGGAACATGCTATTCATCTGCCGAGCGATAAAGGCGTTGGTTGTGATAGACAAGATATTGATAACGACGTTGCTGGCCTGGGGCCAGGGGAAAGTCTTGACTTCCTGGGACGGCTTCCCTTCAAACATCCCGTACTGCTTTGTCCAATGACGTTCAAGCTCGGCTCTGGAACGCAACGCAGACTGGATTTCCTGGTTAAAGAAGTCTACAATCTTCTTCTGCTTCTCGTCGGGGATTTTAAGTTGCTTGATCACGCTTACCTCTTTTTCTTGCGGCTGAGGCCAGCCTCGGACATCGATATCGCAACGGCCTGCTTACGAGATGTAACCTTATGCCCCGATCCGGAGTATAGCTGCCCCCTCTTGAATTCTCCCATAACCTTATGAACTTTATTCCTTTGGGATTTTGCTGATCTGCTCATGTTGTCTCCCTTATCCAACTAAGATATTTAAAAGTCACTTGCCCGATACTTTCTATTTTCTTCAGCGCCTTTGTTCCTCTATTATCAAACGTCTCTCCTACTCCACCAAGACGCAAGGCCCAGTTTGCGGCATTGTTCTTATAACAGTCTGCATCTTCATGAAGTCCTATTGTAGAACCATTAACCAGATGGTATATAGGGGGACTTGCAATATTGACACAAAAATAATCAGTATGATTCCACACCCAGTCACAGAAGTCTTCCTCAAAACACAATACCTTCTCGAAGAAGCCGCCTTTCTTTTCCCAGATATTTCTATTAACTACCAATGCCGGCCCGCTACTCCATCTACATAGAACTGGAAATTTATGGCATTCCCATGTACCCTGTTCCGGTCTATTTGATAATTTATTTAAATCAATTTTACTCATCCAGGATGGAAAAGCAGTATAAAATGATTCCAGGCTAACAAGAAATCCATCTTTAACAAGATCGAAGGCATTTACTACCGACCATCCAGCAGAAGCTATTTTCTTGTCTTGGTTATTTTCTAAGAAATATAACATCGGTTCGATAGCCCCTTTGGAAAAGATAGTATCATCACTGAGAACAGCAATCCATTTATGGTGCATATTTGAACATGCAAAGTTATAGTTTCCACTTATACCTTTCCAAACAGGAGAACAATAATATTTGACATTGAAACTATCACAAACATTTTTAAGGGCCTGTTGCCCTTTATAATTATTGCTTCCGTCATCAAACACGGAAATTTCAATCTCCTTGGAAAAGCAGTCTTGACAAATAGTAGACAGAAGACATCTTACACGTCCATCGGCATGAAATGGAACTTCAGGTCTTTCATAACCGGAATATGTTGTAATAGCTATACCAATATCCACCATTTAGCAATCCCGGCCTTGCCAGGCTATTCCATGGGAATCTTTAGGGCTATTTGTCATCATTCAAAACCGATATGTTTCCTCTCTAATATCCTGTAACTTTGTTCCTGGACATCAGGATGTAATCGTCATAGTCGTCTGCGTACTTCCTATCTTCCTCGCTGATTGGAGGTTGATGGGTCTGGATGCACATGGACAGGGCATCGAGGATGTCCTTGGTTTTGCCGTTAGGGAAGTCAATAAACTCTTGTTGGAGGTCGCGTAATGCTGGAAAGACGTATAGCCTGCCTTCTGCGGCTACCTGCTGGATGGAATCCCTGATCCTGCTGTCTTTTGATTGCCGTGAGCTGACCTTGAAGGGTTGGGCGGCAATCCAGGTATTTCTGATCTTGGCTTCTTTCTGGACGAGGTCTATGTATATCCTGGACAGTGCTACGGACTCGATGCTGAATTTTCTGGGATGCCATTTATGGAACATGGTGAAGATTTTATCCAGAACGGAGTTTACGGACTCTCTCGAGGCGTAGCAGTCGAGGATAACGACTCTTTGTTTGCTGTCCATGGCGGTATAGACAATGGCTCGTCTTGAGGCTCTGGAGGATTCGTCAACGCTGGGGTCGTATGCTCCAACGATGTCGAAGTTACGGATATCGAGAGGCGATGGGTCGTCTTCCAGTTTGATGAGAAGCTCGTCGTTTTTGCCTCTTTGGAGTTCGTATTTCTTGAGCCATTCCGGCTTGAATTCGCATTTGCCGGGGTCGATTGGGTTATTGCAGAGTTGGCCGTAATAATGGACTGGGTTACGTTCGCGCATCTCGTCAAGGACATGGATGGGGTAGAGGCTTGGGAAGATGGATTGATTATCTTCGATAATGCTTCTGGTGTATGTCTTGACTCTGGGATAGTTGTCGATGATATGGTGGTAGACGTCGCGTTTAGACCATCTGGTGCCGTAGATTCTGACGATGGATTGGGTTGGGGATATCAAGAGGGATTGGGCATAGTCAAACCACTCGATGGTTCTTTGCATGACAGTGTCGGAATTCTTGGCATCGTCTCCTATGACGTCATCAAAAATACAGACGTCAAAATGTTGACCCTGGGCAGCGCCGCCTACGCCGATGGTTGTTATTGTTGCCTCTGGCCAGTTGGATTTTCTGTTGACCGTCATTTCTTGTCGGTTCCACCGTGATCTTGTAGTTGGGGATGGGACGAGATCGGGGAAGAATCCCTTGATGATTTCGCTGTTATCCATGATGGACTCGATTGAGGAGAGGTCGTGTTCGGCGAGGGTGGCGTTTTCCTTGGCGAGGAGGATACGGATTTCGCGTCCTGGTTTACCGATGGTCTTGAGGTAGTCTTGGATGATTAGCCAGATGCAGAATGTTATGCTTCCGAGGGTAGTCTTGAATACGCCCCTGGGGAGGAGGAAGAGGCCATGGATGTTGTTAAGATTGGAGATTTCTTGGCATAGTTGGTAATGAAGTGGGGGGTATAGCCTATTGAAGCCGAGTGCTTCAGCGAGGTGATAGAGGCTGCCCTGACAGTACTCCCTGCATTCAGTTATTTTGTCCTGCGACAATTTCTGCATTATCGTCTACCGGGAGTTGGAGAGGTTCGGGTTTGCCGATGTCTTTGTAAACAAGTTTTGCCGATTCGTTAAGGCGTCTGGCGAGGTCGTTGCTTATCACGACGTTGATAATGGGTTTGTTTTCGACGTTTGCCGATGCTCCGCTGCCTTTGACAATCTCCATGGCGGCCCTGTTGGAAATAGAATCAAACTCGCTTGTTGCGGATTTTAGAAGCCTGGCTACGGCTCGGGGCGCCCCAATTGCCTGCAATCTCCTGGCTACTTCCAAGCTTCTGTCAGGTAGGGTTTCGTAATGGTTAAACCACCTGGCATAGTCTTTGCGTAGCTGAATTCCCCTGATCGTCCTCTTAGTTACCCGAAGCGTCCTGGTCTTGTTGATAATGTCATCTTTATTCCAACCAAGACTAAGCATGCAAATAACCGCATGAACTATCCCCTGCCTACTCCCAATATCTATCCCAGCCAGATTACACATCTCCACCACACAATCATTAACCTCCATCGTGGCCGGAACATCACTATCCCGATTAATCCCCATACCAACCTCTCTACACTAACCCAATACCAATGTCAAGTAAAAAATTAACACCCCCATAACTTTACTAAAAATAACACAAATACCCCCAACAAACCCAATACCTAAATTAAAATCCCCAACTGTAGAATAGTCTTATAGTTGGTGTTTGTGGCGGGCATGATCGAGGGGTAATGCAAATCCTCAAGAACGCGGCCCCCCCCTCCCCCCAGGCATGGCCCAGGCATGGCGTCCTGGCGAGGCGTGGGAGCCGTAGGCATGGGATCGTGGGATGGGGAAGGGTAGGATAGTGGGTGGTGGGATTGGTGGTGTTTCTGGGCATTTGGGAGCGTGTAGAGGATCTGGTTTCTGCTATTGCCACCCGTCCTGGCCCGGGCCCGGAGATTCTGGTTCCGGAGCGTATGGAGCCGGGGCCGTGTAGGTTGCGGGGAGACCGCCGGCGTCCCGTTGGCTTTTCTGCCTGGCTTGATAGCAGATTATCATCTTGGATAATAGTTGAGGGATAGACATCCGTCCATGCTCTGCGATCCGTTGTAGTTGTGTACCCATATCCGCAGATACCTCGATCATCCCTAAATTCTCAGGCATCAAATGATATCTTTGTAAATAGCCAACAAGTATCGATCTCAACAATTGATGCGGATGGATTCCCCTTGACTCGGCAACCCGGTTGATGATCTCGCTCATTTTCCCCGTAAGATATAATCGTTCCATGGCTTACCTCCCTATTCTATTGATTTTTTATATTATAATCATTCCTTTTTGATTTGTCAAGTAAAAAAAATAGCGTAATGATTATTATGCTGTAGTTTACATATTGATTTTATTGTTTAAAATAATATTTAAGCTATATCATTATCCTATTGATTTTAAAGGTATATCCCTATCGTGATAATATAACTACATATTTATAAATTATATAACAATATCAATAACATACTATATAATAGGAATATATCATTATTGATTTTATAGTTAAAACTATATCTTGTTGTTTTCTTTAGGCTATCGTTTTTAGAGGGGGGGGGGAGGTAATATATAGGGTATCTAATACATTTTTACAGATTATATAATAATATCAATAACATACTATATAACATATATATAACATTATAATATAACTACATATTTATAACTATTATAATATTATTAAAAAAAAAATAGATAGTATATATATCTTTTTAGGGGGTCCTTTTAAATTCTTCAATAATATCATAATAGTAGCATACCTCTAATAATATCATAGAGTTAGTTTTCATAGTTTCCCTGAAATCATTGACTTTTTCGTCATCATTATTATTATGGAGCCCGCTGGGGTTTTTGGAATTTGGTGAAGGGCGGGTTCCGTAAAAACAGGGATTGGAACAAGATATGGAAATCATTGGGGAAAAAATATTTTTGGCATGGGGAAAAAATATAGCTAAAGTTGGTGGACAATTTCAAAAAAGCCAATAGTTTTCAATCATTGCAGACTAAATTCCACAGGAATTCCACAGGATTTCCACAGGAATTCAACATGAATTTCAAGGGTTGTGGTGGAGATATACACAGGTTTTGGCACGAATTTCTCACCTCTCCGTTATAGAAGGTCAAAAAAATCCTGCAAAAACGAAAGGGGGAAAAAGAGATGGAAGAGAAGGGGGGAAGAAAAATAATGGATACAAGAAAAAAGAAGTCGCTTCGGATCTTTAGGAACGCTCAGGGATGGGCGGTAGAGTTCGTAGATGACCCCACCATCCAATCTCTGTTCGGAAGTACGATTCTTCCGACGCCATACACGGCGGCGATGCCAGCCATGAATGTTCTGAAGAAAATCCAGGAGCTGAATCCAGAATGTATTGTTTCTTTGAGCGAAGAAGGGGAGAGGGTAGGAAAATGAGAACATCAAGAGAAATATATGTAAACGCAAGGGCCTGGACGGGATATGATTGCTTTCGGCTATGGGAGGGATATGATGACATTCGCCAGGCATGGGTGAAAAACGGGAGATATGTTCGGTGCGGCCACCCGCCAGACATGCCCTGCAACTGTTACGGCAGACTTCATGCCGGCGAAGAAACCGTTCTTTCTGAGGAGGGGAAATGGGAAGATCAGTAACCATCAAACGAAAGGGGGATAAAATAAAATGGAAAATCTGCAAACCATGAGTATGGAAGAGCTTAATAGGCTAAAAATGACAATCTCAGAAGAGATTGCGAACAGACAAAAAAATCAACTAGTGCTATACACACACAGCTGCAAGGGTAGTGCTAGTTACCACCTTCGGAAGTATGCGCACTGGGCCAAGGTGGTCACCGGCGTAGACACGACCCAAACCAATGGCTACGCCTTCCAGGGAGACTTCCTCAAAATCGAAGCCGAGCACAAGCTACCCGCGGGGAGCGTGATCGTAGAGGTTTGCGACAATAGTATTTCTGCATATCGTCTTTCCCCTGAAGGAGAAAAGATAAAAATAGCCAAAGGGAAGAGGGACAGTATGTCATCCTTCATCGACATCGTCGCAACCGAGTTCTAATCCAATCACCTGGCCCCCAGGGTAAAGGGGAGGGGAGAAAAAAATGGCGACATACGGAGATTATAGGCTCGTAAAAAAGAGTGGCACGGACAAGTGGGAGATAGCCCAGGACTTCATATCTTCCAGAGGAGTGAACCTGGCATTCGGCTCAACGATCAGGTTCACGACAGACTACGAAATCCTGCCTGAATTTTTCGCGACGCCGCAAGAAGCCTATCTGCGGTTGAAGAAAATCGTTCAGGAAGGAAAATGAGGGTGATCGACCAAATTCCCTGGCCCCCCTGACCCTGGCATCCAGCCAGGGAGGTTCTCCCCACCTGCAACAGGGGGGCCAGATTCATAACAACGGGGAGGCAAAGGTCAAAGGAAACCCAATGACTAAAGCTAAAATTCTAAAACAAATCCGCATGTTTTGCCTTGATTGTATGGGTGGCAATAGGCAGGAAGTGCTGAGTTGCACAGCCCCCAAATGCGCCCTATACGATTTCAGGCAAGGCAAAGACCCGTACCCCAACCCAAAGAGGGTTTTTAGGGGCAAAATCAATCGTGTAGAGGGCGATAAAATACAGAATTGAGGGTGTATGAAGATTCCATGCCCTAAATGCGGCAATCCAATGAAAATAATCGCCAGGACAGAAAATCACGGTGTCCTTGTAGCCGTGTCTTTTTTCTGTCCTCAATGCCAGAGGATCGATAGTCTGATGGCCGAGGACTATTTCTTCCTCACTGGAAAGGAGAGAGAAGGTGAACGGGAATGGGAATCATAACGGGAATCATAATTGGCATTTTCATAGGAGCTTTCCTGGGACTTCTCATCGCCGGACTCTGCATCTGCGCCAAGCATGGGGAGAAGGATTTGTGATCGGCGTGATGGTAGGAGGAGCAATACTGTATGGCCTGATCCAATTCTGGGAGATATTCTGAAGGGATACGGGGAGGACAAATATGAACGCCATGGAATTTTTCAAAAACGAGGTACAAAAGGAATTTCGGAGACTGGCCCTGGAAGCCGGCCAAAGGAAAAGAGAACTGCTCCAGGAGCTAATGGAGGATAAAATGGCTAAGATGGGACTCTGCAAATACTGTGGAGAAGATAGTATGTATGAATATGAAGGATACTGGATAAAAGATGGGGATGATGATATTTGGGTATGTTCCATGGAATGCGAGGAAAATGTAAAAAAGCTCCTGAAGCAAAAAGAGAGCGAGGAAGAAGAATAATTCCATGGGTCACTTGCGACTCGATTCCGGGAATTGTAAACCTGATAGGAATATGCTTATGAATGTCGAGAATCCTGACGCCTACTACCGGTTGAAAGGAACGTGCATTGGTTGTCGCCGCGTGACATGGCTCTGTCGACGGGATCGCCGCTGTCGCAAATACGCGACGACGCCGAAACGTGGACACACCGCAACATCGACAGGCTATAAGGCCAGCAAGGAGGATTGATGGACATCTGTCCCAAGATAGATAGGAGCGTAAAGCCCTGTAGACACTACATCAAGGGTGGTACATGCAAACTCCGTAGCGAGTTTGTCTGTCCCGAATACCTCCAGAGGAAAATGGGTACTGTCAATAACGTGGAGGCAACCCAGGAAAGCATTGCCAAGCATATCAGCTACAGCCAGCTTGTGACCTGGACGGCCTGCCGGAAGAGATGGAAGCTGTCCAGGGAATACGAGATGATCGAGAAACCAATCCGTATGATGATGGGAGATATTGCTTCCCAATGCTTCGATGCCATACATACCGGAGATGGCTGGAAGCCTATCATCACGTCCTATATCCAAGGCCTACACGTCCAAGACGAGGAGGATAGCTACAAGCTCCAGGAGCTGACCGGGCTGTACAGCCTCCTGGAGTATTACTCCGCATCCGCCTACGGCGAGATGAAAGGAATCGCTCAGAAGGAAGCCAACCTGGACTTGGACAATGGATGGTATCTTACCGGCAAGCTGGACTTGTACATTGATGCTATAGCATACGAGTTCAAATATACGGGGAGGCCGGATGGCTATAGCAAATGGGTCTTGGAAGATCAACTGTCAACCTATTTCCTGATGCTCCGGGAGCTGCAAAGAATTACGGTCAGGCTAATCACTGTACCATCTATTAGACTGGGGAAAAAAGAACCCATCGAAGAGTATGCTAAGCGGATCAGCATTGACGTTGGCAGAAGACCACGGCATTATATCAATGATGTCAACTACTGGAGGAACGAGTTCGATCTTGACGCCCACCGTGACAGGATTACCAGGATCACCGAGGAGATCGATGCCGAAAGGCTCTTTTACCCAACATCATACCGAACGGCCTGCTTCATGCCAGGCCCCTGCGAGTTCCTGCCGGCTTGCGAATCGGGAGCAATCAGCGAGGAATTATATAAAAGGAAGGAGACAAGTAATGAAAAAGCTTGAGCAATTAGACCAAAGCAACATAGGGGCCAGCTTCCTAATCTACGGCCCCACCGGGTGCGGCAAGACTGGATCAACCCTGACATGCCCAGGGCCTATCTGCTTCATCAACGTGGAGGAGAAAGACCCGAGATTGGTGCATTTGCAAATCGGGCTCCCAGAAGGTCTGAAAATCGATTACTACCAGCCCGATTCTTTCGATGACCTCGGGGAATTCCTGAATGACCTGCTTGGCCAAGCCCAGGAAGGCAAGTTGCCCTACAAGACCATCTTCTTCGACGGCTTGACCTTTGGCCAATCCAACTTCAAGGCCGAGCTGGAAGACGCAAGGAAGGCCGAACGGGTATCCAAGGATGATTACCGGGGAATCATTGACCGAACAAGGCTGGAAAAGCCAGACTGGGACGTGCTCAACAGCCTCATGCTCAGAACCACGAGGCTACTAACATCATTCACCAAGTATGGCCTGGTAGTGGTAGCCACGTCCATTGATACCCAGGAAGGCTACCGAAGGTATGGCGGAGGCATCAGAACCGCCCCCTACCTCCAGGGCGCCGCATTCCCCCGCCTACTCCACGGCCTCTTCGACTTCATCGGGTATGTCACCAAGCCATTCACCTATTCCGATGGGAAACCCATTCAAGCCCGGGTAGGATTCGTATCCCTGGAAGACCAAGAAGGAGATACCTTCCTGGCACGCTGTAGCTCAAGCGATATTTACGAAAAGACCGCGAAGTACGGCCCAGCCCCTTTAGACTTTGCAAAAATAATGTCAATCCTACAGGGGAAAGGAAAGTAAAATATGAGGATACCAATAAACCATCTCGAACCCAACCCGTTCCGAAACATAAAAGACTATCCCATTAACAGGGAAAAGGTCGAATCATTGAAACAATCAATCTCCCAAACATCCTTTTGGGATAATCTCCTTGTACGGCCCAAACCGGAGGAAAAAGGCAACTACCAGATTGCCTATGGTCATCACCGGCTGATGGCACTGAAGGAGTTGAACATTAAGGAGGCCGAACTTCCAGTGCGGGACATTGACGATGCCACAATGATCCGTATCATGGCTAACGAGAACCTGGATTCCTGGAAAACGGCTCCAGCCGTGGTCATCGAGACGGTAAGGGCCGTCAAGGAATTCCTGGATGGTGAATTGGCAAAATGTAATAATTACGAGGAATTTAGGTCTGATAAATGTATCAGACCTAACTTTCCAGAGGTTGATTCTGAGCCTGCGTTTAGAAGCATTAAAGCAAAAGGTGTTGGTCGAGATACAATTCTCAAATTCCTCGGCTCCCCCTGGAAGCAATGGATGGTTCAAGAGGCATTGAGTGCCTTAGAGGACAGTGAAAAGGGCAAGATAGATATTGAAGCGGTAAAGGTGTTTGATAGACTTAGCCAAGCAAGAGAGTTTAGAGATGCTGTTAAAGAACATGATATACCCAAGCATCGTCAAAAGCAGTTAGCCCAAAAGATTATTACTGAAGAAATTGGTAGAGATCACATCAAAGATTATATTACAGATACGGTAGCGGTTCTTAAGCCAACCCCAAAAAAGAAGCCTGAACAGCCTCCAGACCTAAATGTAAGACTGGAAGAGCTGGTAAAATTAATGGCCCAGGTTAGGACATATCTTTCTCGGTTAACCGATTACCTGCAGTTTGCCCAGCGACATCTATTGTATGATTTCTATTCGGAGATAGGAGGTATTAAGAATCTGCTGGAGAAAATTCCAGAGAAGAACAAGTTGCTGGAAGGGAGGAAGTAACAATGAATAAGAGGAACAATCAACTGGCATGGTACAAGAAAATTGGGGATGTTATTTGGGCAAAATGTAGGGATGAAGGAGCAGTTAGTCTTGATGGTAAAAGTTACGGTAAGGCACAACCCCAGACAATTTCGCAAGCGATTGCCTATGAACTAACAGAAGCGATACAGGATTTCCCAATACGGGAACGCAAGCGAATTTTCAAGGAATGGAGTAAAATTGTACAACATCAGCTTTACTATGCTATTCAATACGCCCAAGAGAAATATACTTGCAAGTTCTACTGGGCGTTAACCGATGGCGGAAGAAGGATTGCTTGTATTTCAATTGATCCTCAATGGAAATATGGCGGAATAGCAATGGAAGAATTAGACTTCAGAAGAATAAAAACAGATTTGGTAGGAAAAACAGTGGCAACAAAAGAGCATATTCAATTGAAGCATATGGATAAAATTCCAGAATTACAAGGTTCGATTATCAAAGCGTTAAATCCGGCCAATAACAAAGATCAGTACAATGACGCCATAAAGGCGTCAAATACAACAAAGGAGGAAGAAGTATGAAGATCGTACCAAAGTTCGAGTCGGAATTCCCAACCGTTGAAGAGGGCATCCACCTGTTTGTCATTGAGGATGCCATGGTCAAGGCAAAAGACGACGGCAAGTACCTTGCCAAAATCACGGCCAGGGCCGAAGGGGGGCCGAGTGACGGCATTCTCCACTTCGAGAACTTCGGCTGGAGCACCGGCTCCGACGAGTTTGGCATCCAGAAATTTGCTGGGTTCCTGGTCAAAATCGGAGCCGTTCCACCCGAGAAGTGCGACACCGACCTTTTCGAAAGCGAAGCGTTCAGAAACCGTATCAAAGAGAAACTGGTTGGCAAGACTTACGGAGCCAAAATCATCCATAAGAAAACCAACCAGGGGAATGTGATGTCAAACTCCGTGGCGTTTTACACCAGTAAAGAGGCTGCAACGAGTTTGGCATCTTCCTTTAAATTCGGCAGTCAAAAAGCTAAGCCGGCCGTTCCTGCAAACAAGGAAGAATCCGAAAAAGATGATTGGGCCTAAAGCAAAAAGAGAAATCATAGACCACTGCTCCTACGTCTGGCCGCAATCTGTATTCCGCAGGAAGTGTCCAGGAAATAGCTTCCGTGGCTGCGGCGGATTCGTCCACTTCGAGTTACAACATGAACGCGATGGATGGGTAGCACGATGGGTATGCCATTACGGACATTCCTGTGCTCCCATCCTGATAGCCGATCATTCCTACATTTAAGGAGCCCCAATGTCCTTGACAATCTTGATAATAGGTTTCATATTTTGCGTTGGATACCTCTTCTCTAAACGCAAGTCAAAATCAACAAGACCAGTCAGCCCGTTTATGCTGCGATACACGCAAAGGGCCGCAAGGAGAACCCAACATCGAGCAGAACTTCAATTCCTACGATTGCCACTACATGTCCGGGTAATCGCACTTTCGGGAATGTTCTACAAATGACCGAATACATCTGCATCAGGAAACTATACGAGGATCATGGCAAGCCCAACTTCTGCAACTGCCTGAAATGCCGGGACGAAAAGGAACATAGGGCCGTCTTGGAGTTCTACCGGAAGGACATGGGGCCTGGGGCTACGTATAACGAACCTTTCCCGGAAAAGAACTCCAAAAAGGAGGAACAATGAAGCCCAAAGTCCACTATGCTGTCTTTGACCCGCTATTTTCAACCAATTTCCCTAAATGCGGCAATAAATCAGCAAGACTTTTCACTCTTGTAACAACGCAGGTAACATGTTCTGTTTGCAAAAACCTGCTTAAAAAAGAGATCGAAAGGAACAAACATGACCAACAAAGAATACGAGAAACTTAGGAATTTGCTAATTCCCTTAGCAGTAAGGAAAACAAATGAAGTAGCTGGAATTACCCCGTCAATAAAAGGCGATTTAGCTAAAAAGAAATGGGGTGATTCTTGGAATAGGATATTCTTCAAGGAAATGAATGAGTTGGCAAAAGCGGAAGGATTGGTGAAATAACTATGAGCTTTTTCCGGGAGAGGGTTAATGACACCTTGGATGAGAGGCCTGTGGCTACGGTGCAAGAAAGAAGAAAAAAAGGCCAAGCGCCATGGTAATACACTGGGTTTCAATCCTTGTTTTTCTGGAACCCGCTCTTCAATTGGTTAGGCGCAGGAGGTGGAAATGAGCACATACGATGAAAATGCTAGGCAAGCAGAAGAAAAATTAAAACCGTTGTTGACCGATGAGTTTTTAGAAACACTCAGGTTGGCAGTGAAAACATGCGGGTGGTCTGTTGACCATATTGAGAGCGCGCAATTTGTGGAATGGTGCTTTGATCTGGCCGAAAAACCAAAACCAGATGCAAAGCCGTTTGATTACGCTCCTAACGTAGAATTGAGCGGCGGAGGTAAAAATGACTGATAAAAAGGACGGGTCTTTGCCCGTCCGCTCGAATGACTGGTTATCTGTTTTTTGGTGTTTTTCTTTATTTTTCCGCATCCTTTGGCGTGAATGGGAACCTAAGTCTTGTGGTATCCCTGAACCATATCGAATCAACCATAGAGTCTCCCTGCAAGAAGCATGGTGGATTGCATCGAGAATTTATCTTTACAGATGCGCACTTCCCGAAAATGCGAAAGGAGGCACTATTTGAGTACGAGAATCAATGTCAGCACGAAAAAGAAAACTATTGATGGTGACGGTCAAGTGCAGCCGGTTGTTCAGCGCCTTTCATCTGGTTGGACTTTGATACGATTTTCCAAAGAGTGTTTTGCACAAGTCCCGACCGGATGGAAAGGTGAGATACCAGACTGCTATATATTTCACCCCGATTGGAACAGAGATCGAATCAATGAATGGGCAGGGACCGAAAAGGAGAAGGAAAATGGTTATATGGGACAAACATAAACATGATTACAAGGTTCTCGCCAGTCACACCGAGACGATCAAAGAACGGCTTTGGACTCATATCCTTTTTAGCTGTGACTGCGGAGCCTGGTATGTTGACACGATTCCTGGGGAATTTACAAAAGAAGAACTGTTACTGCTTAACTAACCTTTACGATGTTATACAAAAAGGAAACAGATGAAACTGGACAACATTACGAAATTTGAGGTAGAGGCCGAAGCGTTCCATATTATGAGTGGTTATATAGCACCATGGAAATACGCATCACCCTACATCTACCTCGCACCACATGAAGAACGCGAAGCAATTTACAGGGAATGGGCCGAGACTTATGATAAATGTGTGCAGGCAATGCTGCTGGCATTTGAACGCGTGATGCCTGATGAAGAAGATAAATAATAAAGAAAGGAGGTATGATTTGATGACAAACCGCCAATGGACACCAAAGCAGTTTTGGATGGTGGTGGCTGCGGACGGAGCCAGCACAACCAGTAAGAGATATGAAACACTGGAGGCTGCGATGGAAGAGGCAAAACAATTTGCACTGAATAACTATGGAATGAGCTTCATGGTATTGCAAACCATCGGATGGTTCAGTCCAGAAAAACCATCCGCGGTATCCTGGGATTGGTTTGGGTAGAAAGGGAAAAGAATAATCCTTCGCCCCCATCGGCGTGGTAGCACCGGTTGTGAGAGGCCCTCTGGACATTACTCCTCTACCAAGGCCATACAGAGGCCCGTGAATGGGGAATCGGGTGGGGAATCCGATATGGGGGCAATTAAGAAAGGAGAAAGAAAATGTCTTTTCCAAAGTGGTACAGGCCGAAGATCAGCATAATAAATCCCTTTAAAGACTGGATTGGGCTTAGGAGATGGGGTCATCTTCGTTTCCTTAGAGTAATATTTTTAAGATTCTGTTGGCTGGAGGGAAAAGATGAAACAATATCCATTGATATGGATAAGTGGGCAGGGACTGAATGTCCCAAGACATTGCTACATGTCAAAAAAGGAAAGAGAGGTTGATGGGGGAATTTTCGGTTATTTAATGACTATGTGGTTAATTTCAAGCCAACGATAAGGTTGACCGGTGCTCTTAGCGTCCGGTTGAACAATTGGTTAGGAGGGCGACGATGGCACATGCAGATTACGCTTGTTGCGCTTGTTGTGATGATAAATGCTACTACGATTTAAGTGCAGATTCTAAAGGCACGCTTTGCCCATCTTGCGCCGTAGGGCTTTCAATGAGATTGGGCGTCAGCGTGACCACGCCAGCGAAGTTGCTGGATATTTTGAAAACTTGGCCAGATGCAGACAACGATCAGTTGCTTGAGGCGTTGAAGGCCAACGGATTTTCAATGTGCTGTTACTGGAACGTGATTGACGATGCATTTTCAAACAGGTTCCCAGAAAAGCCCCAATAAGTAGATCACCGGAAAGGCTTGCTCCTGTCAAGATAAATAATATGGAACAGTGTCCAAAGTGTAAAAGAATGGGCGCAGAACGAAACCACTACAAAGGAAAATGAGTTGTAGATAACAGAGGCAAATGACAAATGAAAATAAAAGTTTGGAATTCAGACGTGGAAAGAAAGCCGATCAAGTTTGAATTCGTCTTTCCCGCGGATTTCATCCTGGTAATCGATACCAGGGAACAAGATATGCTCTTCAAGCACCCCCGAAAAGGACTGGTGATCGTTAGGGATACGCTACAATATGGAGACTACTCAATCAGGGGATTTGAAAGCCAAATAGCCATTGAGAGAAAAAACCTAAGCGATCTCTACGGATCGATAGGAAAAGGACGGGAGAGATTCAAGGCGGAACTGGAAGAGCTGGCTAAGTACGAAAGGAAATGGCTGCTGATCGAGGCGACAGAAGACCAGGTTCTATCTTGGCAAGAATTCTCCACGCTCCATCCCAACGTAGCCAGGGGCTTCCTGGTATCGCTGGAAATCAGGTACGGGATAGGAGTCTGCTACCAGCCCGATAGGCATAAGGCCGAAAGGTGGATTCTCGACCGCTTCATCCGCTATTACAACCATAAAAGAAATTCATAGGGTTTGACCTTGACTATCGAACAGTTGAAAGAGACATGGGGAGGGTTTCTGTTGTTTAAAAATACCTCCGTAGTAGACATATTCCTTGCCGTAGTCATCTCCAACTTGATGAGCTGGGAATCCCTCAATCTGATGCTGATAGGGCCGCCGGGAAGTGGTAAGACGGAGATGGCCAATTTTATAGATAGGCATCCAGCCGTCTATGTCGCCGATAATATCAGTGCCCATTCTTTCATCTCCGGATACCAGGAGTCCAAACGGAAAGCCATGCAGGTATCCCTTCTCAACGACCTCAAGCAACAAAATAAGAGAATCCTCATATTCAAGGATATGAGCACGCTACTGGGCATGAACAACGACGCCAAAAGGGATTTGATAAGCCAGATGAGGCGTATCTCCGACGGGCAGTTGTCAAGAGTCGTGGGAAACAGGATGTCATTCAGCTGGAAAGGCAAACTCGGCTTCATTGCCATGGCCACCCCTCAGATCGATGCCAATATAGATATTATCAGAGAGCTGGGAGAAAGGTGGATATACTGGAGACTGGAGCCACAACATATGCCGTCCCCAAACGAGATAGCAAAGAAAGCCCAGTCCAACGTCGGACGGGAAGGTTCTTTGAGGCTGAGAATTACCGATGCCACCATCGAGTTCCTGGACGGCATAATCAGGGGATACAACGGCAAACGGGATGAAGATCGAGGATTTGACACGGACTCGGAATGGTCAGAGGAAATCAGAAAGGTGGCTATCCTAACCAGCAACCTTAAGATGGTTGTAGGAAGGAATTTCTACACGAGAGACTTGGCATACAAGCCCTATGTAGAATCCCCAGCAAGGATAACGAGATACTACACCCAGCTTGCCATGTGCCTCTCGATCATCTCCAATCAGAAGGTTAACAAGGACATCGTCGATCTTGTGAAGAGATCGGCAGTTTACAGCCTGCCCGCTCTTGGAACTGATATTCTAAGGGAACTGTATAAATTGGGAGATGGACGAATAATGACCATTGAACTGGCAAGAAACCTTAACATTCCGGAAAAGACGGCTAAAAATATCCTGGAAGATTACCAAATCGCCGGAATAACAAGTTCGATGAATGTCGGTGGAGATTTACTATGGACTCTGACCGACAAGATTTATAACCAGATACGCGAAACAGGGATTCTGGATTTGGATGTTCCTGTCAAGCAAAGCAAGATAAAGAAAAAGGAGGCAAGTTCGGTAGTGGGATGGTAACATGGATAAGTGGATAATCAGAAGGATACCGAATAAGGAGATTTAAATGGATCGCTGGGAGAGATGCTATAACAAAAGCTGGCAAGGCTTGATTGTTCCCGAAGCGTTTAGCCATCCGGCGAAATTTAGTCGAGGGCTTATCTACCGAATCTATCAGCATGCGAAAGAAAAGGGATGGGTTAAGCCTGGAAATTGGGTACTTGATCCATTTGGGGGAGTGGCTCTTGGTGGGCTGGAAGCCTTGGAGATGGGTTTTAACTGGATAGGCGTAGAACTTGAAGAAAAGTTCGTCAAGCTTGGTGAGCAAAACATCGAACTCTGGCAACGTCAATTCAAGGATTGGCCTAATCTTGGGATGGCAAGGATTGTGCAGGGGAATAGTAGAAATCTAAAAGCCGTGATTAAGAAAGCGGATATTGTGATTAACTCTCCGCCATTCCAATTGGGCACTCCCACCGCAGGAGACCCTAATTATGCTTGGAAATTTCATGGAGACCAATCTACTTATGGCCACACTCCCGGCAACCTCGCCAACATGAAGGAAAGCTCGATAGATGCCGTGATAAGCAGCCCACCGTATGAAGGATGTGGTGCACAAAACCAAGGTGGCCAACAACGTGGTGGATGTAAGAATCTTATGACTGAAAAAGGAGATCATTACAACCGAAGCAATCCGTCTAACCTCGGTAACACCACCAATGACAGCTTTTGGTCTGCCTCCCGTAAGATAGTTCAGCAGTGTTTTGACCTACTCAAACCTGGTGGCCATGCGATCTGGGTAACAAAGGATTACGTCAAAAATAAAAAGCGTGTCCCCTTCTCTGATCGCTGGCTTGCCCTCTGTGAATCAGTCGGATTTGGGTTAGTATGCCGTCATCAGGCTATGTTAGTCGAAAACTATGGAATCCAGACAACCATTATGGGAGAAGACGAAAAGATCACTACGGAAAGGAAATCCTTCTTCCGACGGTTGGCCGAGAAGAAGGGCAGTCCTCGGATTGATTACGAGGATGTTATCTGTCTTAAGAAGTAGAGTTCTGGGCTGCTTGTCTATACCTCTTATCTACCCTCTCAATAATTGGGAACTGCTGTTTGTACCTGCACCCAATATCCGTCCGGTACTGCTTATTGGACAGTATCAACCCATCAAGGTTAGCATAAGCTTTAGCTAATGCTTCGTCTATTGTTGGAGCAGTTTCTACCAGGGTAGCAATAATCCCATCAACCCCAGCAGAAACCAGGTTGCCCGATTCCCTGTCCAGTTGCACGTCTCCCCAGTAAAACTTGGAGTAATCTATACTCCCGCCGATGTATTCATGCCTGGGGACACTACCGTCTTTAGACCTGGGAATCGTAACGATAATGACAGTTGACATAAAAGGCACGGCAGGTATGCTTTCCAGCTTGCCCATTCCCCAAAGCCAGAACACTTCGGACATGTGAGACCCGCTCGCCTGGATAAGGGAGCAGAGGTTCTCTATCCCGGCATAGCCAAACCGTGGACAGTATTCCAGGGCGTACAGCTTATTCTCTTCTGGAACATAGATGGTATTGATGTCCAGACACCCGGTATAGCTCTCCTTAACCAACTCCGGCTCCAACTTCTTCAGCGTATGATCGTACATGTAGGAGCCCGGGTAATTCCAGAGCCAGACGACATTGCCGGCGCAACCAACGGCGGCCCCCAGCCCTCCCGTCATCAGCTTCTTCTCTTCCATAGTACCATTGGGAGGCGGTATCAATTCCCCCCTGTAATACCAACCCTCGGTGGATATCTCTATGCCGTCAATCACTTTCTGAAGAATGAACTCCGCACCCTTAGACAGATGCTCCAGCCTCTGGAGGTGATATAACAAATCGGCATTCCCCTCGTCCTGGCTTACATAGGTTACCTCGGGAGGAAGATTCCCGGAAGGCTTGAATACCAGCCGCCCGGGATATTCCCTGATGAATTCGGTAGCCTCGTTGTAATCCGTAAACGACCAGCTTTCCGGAATGCCAATCCCGTGCTGCTGAGTCCATTCCATAGCAAATTTGCGATCCAGTTCGAGCCGGTCATTGAACTTGCCGGCGCCAATAACCGCAAACCCGGCATCCTTTAGTCTATCGGCTTCTTCTCCCCGCCTTACTTGGTCATAGATAACCACGGTATCCTTGTCTATTTTGCTTTGCCAGTTGTCATGATAAAACCGGAGAAGCCCTTTGTACTGCTCCCTGGCATTATCCTCAGTCTCAACAATAGAGCAGGAGATGTCGGCTATCTTCTCCTGCTGGCATTTATAGGCAACGGATAAGATGCTTCCATCTACGCTTCTAAAATGCAGTTTCATAAGGATTACCTGGGAGATTTGAGGACGTCTTCAAGCTCTTCGATAGTTAGCGGTCTTCCCCTATTCATCATCAGCTTCCTGACATCGTCCAGTCTGCCCCTGCTTTCTATTGCAAAATACCTTCTCTGCATATCGAGATTGACCGGCTCGAATGTAATTCCAGTCATATAGCTAAGTACTTTCCAGGGAGACCTCTCGGTAGATAGCCTGGTCGGCTGAGGATTAAGCCTTCCAAGCTCACTTAAGAACGGAAAGGCGGTATCGAAGGCATGCCTAACTCTTGCCCGCATGCCGTAAATCTTCTGACCAGGGTTCTGAGGATCGGGGATCATCTCCATCCCTAAAACTTTCTGGGCCGCTTGCGGCAGCCAAGGTGCCCAGAATGGAGCGGGCACCATCTTGCCGACAGGCTTCTCCAGAGGAGACACGTCCGGGAACGTTTTGACGTTCAACATTATTTCAGCCGCCGCCTTAGCGGGAGTAAGCCAAGAAAGCCAGTTTCGGATATCCATAAATCGATTGAGGTCGGTATAAGGAAGATCAGCATAGTAATAAACAGGATGCTTGGCTCCGGTTACCGGATCGGTTGCCGTAAACTGAGATTTACCATACATCATGTCAACCATGTACTGAGGCTTTAACTTCTTCTCTTCCGGCGTCTCCGTCATCATCTTGTCGAACATGTTCAGAGTCTTCCCAACCGTGGCATATTTCCCAGGCTGCTCAAGGATAGAAACAATTTGTAAGGGGATATTACCACGTAACCAGGAATAGAATGGGATAATCCTACGCATTACGTTTTGTTCGAATGGAGTCTTCTCGCCGTAATGGAAGAGATACTTGCCGACTTTCGCCCAGGCGGATTCGATATTACCTCCCTTTGTCAACTCATCAATAGCAAGAGCATACCGAGCATTGTTTTCCAGTCCGCCACCAAAGCTCCTTGCTTTCTCAATAGGCCAATTCAAAATAGTGGAAGGTAAAGATTGTTTATCAATAACTTTAGCCAGTTCCTCGGGAGTATGATGCCTTATATCCGAGGCAATCCATCCGGAGCCGAATCCTTTCTCCTCAAAGATGGTCTTCAGGTCTTTATAATTAAGTTTCTGCCCGGCTTTTGTAGTAATGTATCCTTCCGCTCCCCGTTGGACATCAAGAGCCTGCTTTAGTCTTGTGGGCAAATCCAGGGGAGATACACCGCCAAGCCACATGTTAAACCAGTTGCTCATTTCGTTACGGATATGGAATGGCAGACGAACTACGGTAGCCATTGTCTTCCATGGGCCAAGTATTTGGTCATAGAATTTCAGGATGCCTCTTGTTGCAGGATCACCAATAAACACTTTCTGGATTTTGTTTAGATCATCGGCAATGGACTTGGGCAAGACATATGCGGGAACCTTCTTGGTAATGGCGGCTACGTTGATATCCGGCATTGTATTCAACAACGTATCATAAAACTTGGTTCCGTCAACCAGTTCTCCCGTCTCGGCAGATAAGAAATCAGTAACCTTAGACACTTGCTCCCTTATTTTCTCCATCTTTTCTATACTGTAGCCTTCAACCGGAAAGAACCTCAGTGCTCCTTTGGGCAAATATACATCCATTCCGGCTTCCGTAAGGGATGCTTTAACCTTGGGAATATTGGCAGCCGATATTTTCCGCCCGAAATTCTCCAATGTCTGATTTATAAAGTGTTTCCTGGCCAGGAATATATTCTGCTCATAAAGAGCTAAACCAAGCAACTTAGCGGCATCTTTCTCCGGTATGAGATCAGGTCTGTTCATCACCCTGGCATAATCCTCGGCCTCGAATATGTCTTTGAATGTTTTTGACTTCAACGTAAACGGCTTCTTCAGCTTTTCCAAGAAATTGGGAATCATTTCCTGGCCTAGAAGCTTTGTCTTCCCGGCATAATATCCCGGCAGATAGGTATTTCGATGCTCAAGGAAGGTCTCCATGGACATCTCGCCTTCTTTGACGTAAGTAAGACCTATCTCATCAAGCTTTTGGGCTAAGGTATCAAGCTTGGCCTTAAGATGTCCTGGTAACGAGCCTACTTCTTCGGGATGAGTTCTTGCAAAAGATATAGCAACTCGTTCCTCCAGCGTAGTTCCTTTGGCAAACTCTTCAACCACCTCGATTGTCTTTGCCTTTTGGGCTTCAAGCCAAGCCTTGGCAAACACCTTGCTCATGTAGTATTTTTTAAGCAAACCATAACCGGGAACGAAAGCCTTACCAAGGGTTTCTGCTACAGGCTTTAACGCCGTTCCTACCCTTTCTATCCCGGGTAACCTTGAAACAGCTCCGCCAATGGCCTTAATTCCCTTCAGGGTAGCACCAAATGGGGCCCAGGTAGTAGGATCAGCTCCAATATTTAATATATTCCCCGTGACCTCCGGATAAGGCAAACCCATCTCCTTGGCAATGTCTATAAAGTCGCCCTTCTGCTCGCCCGTAAGTCCCTTCCAAGCGGCAGAGGCGATATCGTACTTCCCCTCCAGTAATGCCCTGGCCACGTTGGCCGAGGCATACTGACCTCTCTGGAGAACGTCAAATATCTTGGTAAGAGGAGCCGTCCATTTGGATTGCCTTTCCTCTGTCATTGCAGGCAATATCGTTTCTTTGGTAATCTTAACCTTACCAAACCATTTTGAAATATCATCCTCTGGACTTGCCAAAGTAGGTGGGGTAACTGTTTCTCTGGAAGTTAAGGGAATAATTCTTCCTTCTGATTGAGGTATCTTAACTCCGGAAAACCATTTTGTTATATCTTCATCTTCAGAAAAATTAGCCATATCTACTCCTAATAAGGATAATAAGTTGATGATTCATCCTTACGACGCCAGGGTTTGGGTGCTAAATATCTCTTATACATCTTTTTAAATCTTTCTCCTATCTCTGGGAAAATAGGTGTCTCAGTTGGAGTAGTTGCGGCTTTTTGAGCAAGAATACTGTTTATCTCATTTGCAATCTCGGCAGGAGTAAATAAACTGACAGTGCTATAACCAGGCTGATGTGTAGGAATAGAAGTTAATTTCTTTACAATATCTGCTGGACTCTTCACACCTTTCTGAATTTGCTCTTCAATATAACTTCTCAATTGGGGATGAACGAACTTCTTCAAATTCGATTTTTCTATGTCGTATAACGGTAACTTCTCACCGAATCTTTCCAGGAACAACCTGTTTCCTTCCAGTATTGTATTGTAGTAGTCTTCAAAATATTGTGGAGAAGGAGTAACTCCGGGAACAATCCCATGTCTTTTATCCAACTCTGTTATTTGCTTATTTACAGTTGAGGTAATACTCTGTTTGGCCTCGTGTAAAGTTTCTCTTGTTGCAGCAGGAGGAGCGGTGCCCACCAATTGCGGCATTTTCCCTCTTTCGCCTCCCAAGAGAATGTCATGCCCGCCAGGTGTGATTAGGCTGGGAATAGCTTGAAGTTTCTTCTCAGGAAGTGGTGCTTGCTTTTCATAAACAATTTTACCGGACTCATCTACCTTAAGAAGACCGGCCTTCTGACCACGGAGATAGATATTCTGCTCTGTAGAAGTAAGATTAGCAACATCCTTCCCCAAAACCCCAGGAACAAGACCGGTAACCTCCCTGGTTTCCATTTCCGTTGGCGTTGGGAACTGGACGCCCGAAAGAGCTGGCTTCTTAGCAAACTGCTCCAGCTTGCCAGTAGCAGTTTCAATGGGATCGTCCTTATCATAGATACGCTGTAAATGTTCTGTAATCTCTATGTTAGTCAACGGTCTCTGGACTCCAGTTTGAGGATCGGTAATAAAGCCTCCACGGAGAACAGATGCTGCTTGCCCTTGAGCAGTAAGAAACTTCTTTTGTTCCTGCAGCATTTCCTTGACAGTAGCCTTGCGCAGCTCAAGAGATTCCCTAGTTTCCAATTCTTCTCTCTTCGCAGGAGACATAGTCAAACCAAGCTGGGAATACACAACTTGCTCAATCTTATCTGCTGGAAGCCTTGCTAAAATATTAGCTTTCATCTCTTCCATCTGATTTGCTGCTATCCTTGCTTTTTCAGCAGAAGTTGCCGCCCTGGGCATAACTTCCGCAGGAGGCGTAGGAGCAGGAGCACCCGTTATACCTCTTATTGCCCTGGCAAACAGCCCTTCCTGTTGAGCTGGGGGACGCCAAGTTGGGGTAAGTTGCCCAGTCTCCGGGCTTAGAATGCCACCGGGGCGCCTATAAAGAGCCGTAGATTCAACGGAAGGTGCTGGTAATCCTCCCGCTTCGCTTTCTCCTGGCGTAACCGTCATGGTTTCCGGTACCGGCCGGGTAAGCTGAGTACCGTATGCTCTTTCGGCTCCCAAAAGTTGCGGCCAGGTTACCGTTTCTTCTTTAATAGCCTTCTCCGGACCTTCGGCTGTAGCAATCTTGTATGGCTCGGCATATTGTTTCTGGGCAGCAAGAGTTTGTTGTTGTTCAAGCCCTTGCACAGTACTGGCCATACTCAATATACGAAGAAGATTCTCCAGGGTTCGTTGAAATTCTTCTCCATATGTTTCTGCCGTTGTCTTTCCTCTTGGAATATACGTGACAGGCATATGTCCTCCTAAAGAATTAGCTTACAAAGGTCGTTGTAAAAATTGAATTTCTTATGGTAGTATTCTTTGTCACCGAATCGAATATTTAGAACTTCTTTATTAGCTATTCTACATCTAACAAATTTCGGCTTTACCGGATTTATGCATTCTGTACAAGCAGAATAGTAATTGTTATTGTATCTCTTGTCTAAGAACGGGGCAAAGTTATTGTCTTTGTTATAGCACAATTCATTAATCATTAAATTATTCTTTACTGCATAATTCCAGATGTCTTCATCCGTCCAATCTCTTAACGGATAGCATATCTTTATGCTATCATTCATCTTTATTTCCGATTTGAGCGGAACTGGGCCAAACATGGGATCAATATCGCTGCTCTTATGAGCATGGAAAAAAACATTCCATGGAATACTTGTTGCCGAATAGAATGGCCCCTTAAGGAAATTCAATATGCATTGCATAGACCCGTCATCTGTAATCTCATGGAAAAAGGATATGTACTTGTCTTTCGATATCGGGACGATAGAGACTAAATCAAACTTGTCTTCATGGTGAAAAACAATATCTCTGGTTGATGCCTGTAAATCGTAAACCATTAAGTTGAGTTCTCTTATTACCTTGTTTGCAAATTCATTTCTGTCATTCTGCCCTGGCAAATGGTAATATGCAACTGGGATATTCCCTAAGCATCTTCTTATAAGATGAAGCAAAACCATTGAATCTTTGCCAAAGCTACATAGCAAAACGGTGCCATTCGGAACATAAGATGAAGATATAAAGTCAAGGGACTTTCCAACCTTGTCGTTATCCTGCCTGTCACGCATAATAACAATCCAGTATTACATGGCAGCAGCTATTATAGCTGCACTTGCTATTGTTGCTCCACTTGCGGCGTATGGAGCAAGCTGTTGCATAGCACTGGGAGCTTCTGGAGTAGCAATATATTCTGCTTTGGGCGTCCCAATGAGGCTCTGGATAAAGCTGAGCCAGGGATAAGTCCCTGTAGTCTGAAGACCTTGACCCAACTGCATAGCTTGGGATAATTGCTGAGCCTGGGTCTGTGTTGGCCAAGTGGCAGCCTCGTAAGCCATTGGGATATACTGTTGCTGTCTTCCTGCCGCTGTTTCCCAGGCCGCTTGCTGTTGGGCGGATTGCGCAGCAGATTGCTGGATAGCTTGCTGTCTTCTGGCCTGTGCAGATTCGTAAGACTGCTGACCAACACCGCTCAAATATTTCAGGAAATCGGCAGTGGTTCCCGCGGCAGCCTGACCCATGTACTGAGCACCGGTGCTTCCCCTTAATCCCCCCCGCATACCGGCTGACTCCTTAGCCTGCGCAAGGGCGGAATCAAGGGCTGCCTGGTAGGCTGGATAGGAACCCATAAACGCCGCAGTCATGTTATAAGGAGCGCCGGTAGCCGCCATCTGGTTTTGGGACATCTGGGCATAAGGATCGAGTTGTCCGGCATAGGGATACATGTACCCAGTCTGGACGCCGGACTGGATAGCCTGCTCTGCCGCCGTGGGATACTGCATGTTCTGTTGGGCTTGCAAGAGGTTCTGGTACATACTGCCATAGGCACCGGAATACGGAGACGGGGTTAGGGCTTGACTAGGAGTGCCAGGCGTTGCCTCAACCCATCTGGGCAGGTAGTATCCAGGATGACCTTCATCTCCAGGTACCCATTCACTTTCATAATGTCCACCGGTCGCAGGAGTCCCTCCAAGGAATTGCCCAAGCTGGGTAGCTACATTACTGAATTCCGAAGGGATTGGCGATTTCTCAACGATAGAAGTCCCGCCGCCACCAGGCATACATAGGACTAAAGGGCCATTATAGTCATACGAATCTTCTTCGATGATCCTATTGCTCTTTAGATCAATTATCAACTTTCTGTAAATTTTCATTGAAGAGCTCCTCCTTCAGTATGCCAAAGATGATGCTATTTAGATACTTACCTTTAAACAAAAAGCTGTTCCGCAAGACTCCTTCTTGCTGAAAGCCAATGGTCTTGATGAACCGTATCGCGGCCTTAGACGATTCCACAATTACAATAGTAGCCCTTTCCAATCTGAAATGGTAAAACAACCACCGTAAACCCATTCTGCATTCTTCCTGCCTACCCTTAAACCTACGATCCCAGAAGGTCAAATGGATTTCGCAATTACCGCCTGGATGTATTCCCCTGGCTCTTGCTAAACCATAATCTCCACACTGTAAAATAAGATTATCCGGGTCCATAAACAAAGACATGAAATATTTGAAGTCTCCCCGTTTGAAGTCATCAAACAGGATAGGGAACTTGTTCATCTCAGTCCAGACCCTGGTGATATTCTCCTTGGTAGCGGCAAAGTTCTGCCACCCGGGAGGGAGCGGATATGGAGTATTTTCTGTCATGTTTGATCTAAACAATTTGAATTTGCAATTCCTCTTTTGTTGCCGTCAACTCATCCATAAGAAAGCCAAGAGCCAATCTGCTTTGGAGAATTGATTTAGAATCTGGAGCCTTACGCATTCCTACCAAAATACATCCTTCCGTATCTGCTTCAGTATTGCCGGAATGGATTCTTATTCCGGTAAACTGGGGAACGGCTAAAATTCGGGGAAGTACCTTTTTGAAGCGAATTGATTCGTCTAAAACCATCTTATAAGTTCCCCGTGGAATAGCAGTTTTCTTGGGAACCTTTTCTCCACCATCCTCCAGGTATCTGTCTTTGTCCTCAAGGGTGTAGCATTGCCAGTTCCCATCGATGTAAAGGTCGCCGATGGTGTTCTCCTCATTGAAAATACGGCGGTGAAGAAGCAAAAGCATTATTTCTCAACCTTTCCATTAACCATGGAGTCGATTCTCTGCCGGATATATTCGATATGCTTGTTTTGCTCGTCAAGAGCCTTCATAATATTGCTAAATCCCATGTCAATCCCCTTGTGAAGAGCATCGCATACGTCTTTATCCTGCTTCTTGTCGATCCGCTTTTGCAGACCAAGAACGCCAATAGCCGCAATTATCAGCCCCCCTACTCCACCGTAGCCAATTTGCTCAAGAGCCATGGATTATCCTCCATCATTTATCTAAATTGAAGCAAAACATAATATAAAGTTATATCCTCAGTTCCCGAAGAACCCTTAACTCTCAAATATTGACTGCTTGGAACATCACTTGTCTTCCAGTCTGCGGGAATTGTTGTCCAATCTCCAGTATATGTTGCAGGAGACGAACCAGTCCATTCAACGCTACAAAGCGAACTTGGCCCTAAAAATTCTACACCCTTACCAGCCCCCGCTTCGTTTCCTGCTCCTTGAACTATGAGTCGAGCCTCTTTATATTGCCCCAGATTCATTCCACCAATAGGAGACCCCCCACCGCTCGCAACAAATGCTGTATAGGATGTTCCAGGGTCTGCTTTTGTTCGGCCATCAGCATCAACAAATAAGCAAGTATTCATTGGCCGTCGTGTCCAGTTGGGAATGAAAACCTCACCTGTTCCAGAATCATCAATCTTGGCATAATCCACGGTAGGAATTTGGAATATGTTATTTG